ATGTTCAAGAACGCATTTGCAAACCTGCAAAAAGTAGGTAAATCGCTCATGCTGCCGGTGTCCGTGTTGCCTATCGCAGGTATCCTGCTGGGCGTCGGCTCCGCCAACTTTAGCTGGCTACCTGCGGTAGTCTCCCACGTGATGGCGGAAGCGGGCGGTTCGGTCTTCGCCAACATGCCGCTGATTTTCGCCATCGGCGTCGCCCTGGGCTTCACCAACAACGACGGCGTTTCCGCGCTGGCGGCGGTGGTGGCCTACGGCATCATGGTGAAAACCATGGCGGTGGTTGCGCCGCTGGTGCTGCACCTGCCGGCTGAAGAAATTGCGGCCAAGCACCTGGCGGATACCGGTGTGCTCGGGGGGATTATCTCCGGTGCCATCGCGGCCTATATGTTCAACCGCTTCTTCCGCATTCAACTGCCGGAATACCTGGGCTTCTTTGCCGGTAAGCGCTTCGTGCCGATCATTTCCGGTCTGGCGGCGATCGTTCTGGGCGTAGTGCTGTCCTTCATCTGGCCGCCGATCGGTACGGCTATCCAGACCTTCTCGCAGTGGGCGGCTTATCAGAACCCGGTCGTGGCCTTCGGCATTTACGGCGTGGTTGAGCGTGCTCTGGTGCCATTCGGTCTGCACCACATCTGGAACGTACCGTTCCAAATGCAAATCGGTGAATTCACCAACGCGGCGGGCCAGGTATTCCACGGCGACATCCCTCGCTACATGGCGGGTGACCCAACCGCGGGCAAACTGTCCGGCGGCTTCCTGTTCAAAATGTACGGTCTGCCTGCTGCGGCCATCGCCATCTGGCACTCGGCCAAGCCGGAAAACCGTGCGAAAGTTGGCGGCATCATGATCTCCGCCGCGCTGACCTCGTTCCTGACCGGTATCACCGAGCCGATCGAGTTCTCCTTCATGTTCGTCGCGCCGATCCTGTACGTGATCCACGCTATCCTGGCCGGCCTGGCGTTCCCAATCTGCATCCTGTTGGGCATGCGTGACGGCACCAGCTTCTCGCACGGCCTGATCGACTTTATCGTACTGAGCGGCAACAGCAGCAAAATCTGGCTGTTCCCGATCGTCGGCATCGTCTACGGTCTGGTGTACTACACCATCTTCCGCGTGCTGATCGCCAAGCTGGATCTGAAAACCCCGGGCCGTGAAGACACCGCTGCCGAGCAGACTGCGCAGGGCGGTTCCGAAATGTCCGCGGCGCTGGTTCAGGCCTTCGGCGGTAAAGAAAACATCACTAACCTGGATGCTTGCATCACCCGTCTGCGCGTCAGCGTGGCCGACGTGTCCAAAGTTGACCAGGCGGGCCTGAAGAAACTGGGCGCAGCCGGCGTAGTCGTCGCTGGCTCCGGCGTGCAGGCCATCTTCGGCACCAAGTCCGACAACCTGAAAACCGATATGGACGAATACATCCGTAATCACTGATTCAGGCAGGGGAGTTACCAAGGGAGGCGAAAGCCTCCCTTTTTTGTTGCTTATTTTATTGAAAAATATAAGCTTTATGTTTTTGGTGGCCTCATTTTCACCCATCTGGTTTGCTCTGTGTCTGGCATCTCTATGAAAACAGATGATAAAAAACCCCGCTCAAAGGCGGGGCCGGTTCACAGTGACAGGTTGAGCTGATCACGCCCATAGTGGGACGTGGGGAAGGCGTCTTGCGGGATAAAGTCGGGCGGTAATTCTTCGCGCGGGTCGCGCTTTGTTACCAGCTTTTCAACGCTGTTTAGCGTCGTGAACGTGATAATGCATTCGAAATTCTGACACTGATGATATTGGCGTATCGTCATTTCACTGAGACGGCGACTGGTGCGGGTGCGGGCCATAGTACCGCAGATCGGGCAAACAAACATGATGGCCTCCCATGGCGGGGGTTGAACTCCCCGTTATTATGGTCGTCAACGATACGCCGATCAGCTGGTACGGGCTGGCTCGCCAGTTCGGCCACGCCAGCTGGCACCAGTCGGCGCTGATATTCAAGCGTAACGTGCTGGCTGGTTGTTTCATCCCGCACAAGCTGCTGTCACGCCAGGCGTTCTCCGCCTTCGCCATGGATTGGGTGGTGTTCGGTAATGCTTACCTGGAGCTGCGCCGTAACGTGTTAGGCGGGCCGCTGGCACTGCACCACACGCTGGCGAAGTACACGCGCCGCGGCTCTGACCTGGATACTTACTGGTTTATCCAGGCGGGGTTTGATGATTATCAGTTTCCAACCGGCGCCGTCTGCCATGTGATCAACCCGGACATTCACCAGGAGATCTACGGCATGCCGGAATATTTCGCGGGCCTGCTATCCGCGAACCTTTCGCACTCGGCCGACACGTTCCGCAAGCTGTACTATGACAACGGCAGCCATGCCGGCTGTATCGTCTATGTCAACAGCGCCATCGCCGATCAGGAGAGCCTCGACAAGCTTAAGAAGACGCTGACCGACACGCGCCGCGGCGGGGCGTTCAAAAACATCCTGCTGCACGCGCCTAACGGCGGTAAGGACTCGGTGCAGATCCTGCCGTTTAGCCAGATCTCAGCCAAGGATGAATTCCTGGGCGTCAAGTCCGCCACGCGTGACGATATCCTCGCCGCGCACCGCGTGCCGCCGCAGCTGATGGGCGCCATGCCGGAAGGTAACGGCACCTTCGGCGACGTGGAGAAAGCGGCGCGGGTGTTCGCCATCAATGAGCTGACGCCCATCATGGAAGCCATGAAGCACGTCAACGACTGGATGGGGGAGGAAGTGATCCGCTTCAATCCGTATGCACTGCTCGATGTAGAGTAACCCCGGCGCTGCAGCACGGCCGCCGCTGTCTATGGCGGCCATCCCACATCAAGTAGCCCCATCACGCGCCACGCCTATCACTTCGAATCGTTCCCCACCGCCAGCCGCGCTATGCGGGCCGCTGGCGCGTTAACGCCTGTTCATCACCTCAATAGCATCACGACGGCGAGAGCCTCACAGCGACCCACTCAGGCAACACATGACCCCCTTCCCATACCCCAAAGCGCGCGCTTGCTCCCCCGCCTCGCCTGCGCGCCTCACACCCTCTTTATTGTGCAAGATCCAAAGTAGATCGAACCCGCGCCAGAACTGGCGCAGGTTCGCAATGGGGGAGATCGAATTATTGTGCAAAATTGTGCACGTTTTTGCACTTTTGGCTATCTATCACATTATTGTCTTCGATGTAGTGAAAAAGCACTCTTGCTACAGGAGACGAAAAAAATCCGTGCTATAAGGATGATATAGATTTAAAGTTCACGGCCTCAAAATTGTTGCCTTGCAGGATAAAAAACGACCAATAACTATGAGAGATATCGACGTTAGACAAGCAGTCCACAGAAAAATCCTTAAAGAACATCACAAGGATCCTGACACTCTTATAATTGATGAGTTCGTAATGAACTTAGGCGCAAGTCGTGCTGATATTACTGTAATCAATGGCTTAATGCATGGATATGAGTTAAAAAGTAAAAGTGATAATCTTCTTCGCTTACCCGCGCAGGTAGAATTTTACTCATCGGTTATGGATAAGGTAACGCTGGTTGTTTCTGAGTGCCATGCTCCTGAGGCCATAAAAATTGTTCCTGATTGGTGGGGGATAAAAATTGCTACAGAAGGTGTTAGGAATGCCATTCACTTGCATACTGAACGGACAAATAGGATGAATCCGTCCGTTGATAAAATTTCTCTTTCAATGCTACTTTGGAAAGAGGAGATGCTATCGATTCTTGCTTCTTATGGTCTGGAACGTGGCTTGAAAAGTAAGCCACGTAGATTTTTATGGTTGAAACTATCAGAATGTTTAGACCTAAATCAGCTACGTGATGAAGTCCGAGCGAGGATTAAAGCCCGTATAAATTGGCGAGCTGATAAACAACCTTAGTTATATGGTGGTTTTGCCCAATTTTTCTCCAAACTTCTGGGCTTCCGAATTTGTGAGCAGGATCTAAGGTTTGTAAATATTGAGCATAAACTTGAGCATAGTCGTGAATCTCTTTATCTCCCGCGCTAAAGGCTGGGCCTGAATACTCGTGATGTGAAACGATAGCTTGGCTATGTGCTCCATATTGGTCATACCCATACTGATTAGCTTTCCTACCTCTGAATACCCAGAAATCGTCATCGCCAGTATAGCGCACACTTGCCGATACACTCGGAAATCTGGTTGCTAATCTTGTATAATCAGGATGTTGTACTCCATAGTCACTGTAAATAACTCCTCTTATTAGTTCACCGCTTTGATGTAGTTGTTGCCATAAAATCCACTCGGAACGAGTCTGTGAATAAACGCCAACTGATATTTGACTTAAATCAACAGGGAATGAACCACCAGCTAAAATTATCCGTCGATAGCTGTTTAAATTATGAAGATTATTAATCAACCCTATGGCCAGAGTCTTGCTTTGGCCTGATTGTAATGAATCTTCAGAAATCGTATCTCTTAGATCAATTACGATGTCAATATCGCTATTTGAAATGTTGAGACGGGAAATATAATTTGAAATCAACTGAGGGTTTGCGAGATCAGTGACTGTCAAACGGAGACAGACTTCACCTTGAACAAGGTTATCGATTTCGCGCAAATAGTTAGCGCTACGAGTAGGGGAACTTACTGGTACCACATGTAAACCAGCAGCTCGTGCTTGATTGACTGCATTTGTTATAGGATAAGCGTCTCCTGGGCTAATAAATTGCTCTTCGATGAGAAGTCCGTCTAGGTAAAGCATAGATATTTCAGAACACGGTGATATTAGTTTCTTTCCAAAATCATTCAAATGGTCATTATATGTTTTGTTTGGTATGTCTGTATCTGGATCCAAAGGAACTGGCTCAATTTCGAATAGTGGAATGAACTTTGATTTAACCCCTTGATCTAACAAGCTTATAGCTGAAAACTCTGCGCGTTTAGTCTTTAAAATAGGCACGTAAGATATTCTTGTCATTTAATATTCCTATAAAAATAATATGCGTTCTAATTGAATGAGTTGAGATAAACTCAAAGTATTTATCTTACACATGATTTTCATTGTCAATGATGATTCTCATAAAGTGTGATATGTGGCATATGGCTGGAAATTAAATTGTATCTCTTAGGTATATGGGCGTTGTTTTATTATTTATTTATATTATCATCTGCTGTTTGTACAGCAGGTTACCTCTGTACTCGTAGGTTAAAACTAAAATATTAAATTATTTTCTGCGGCTATGTAGCGCTATTGGAATAAATTTCAGAAGTCCTTGTGATGCAAAATATTTATTTCATGAAAGATGTATTGCTGCTGAAGTTAAATATGACTAATGGAACTATGCATGACATTGATTATTGCAGGCTACGAAAAAAATCAATTCTCTTCGGATGGCACATTCTTTATTTCTGATAGCGCCATTACGCGTACAATAAAAGACTCGAAAGGTGATTTGTTAGAAGTAAAGACTCTTTTGAATGGATATAGGAAATTATTTGCTTATGAAATAACTGTCCATTATCCAAAGTTCGATAACTCAGGTTTTTTTGAACGATTTTATGAAAAGAGAAATTTTGGTAAGTGCGTGGTTGCCTTTGCAGGTGGGAAGGATACTGCACATTACATTCTTAGTGAAATCGAATTGAATTTAAGAAATATCAAACTTTCTTTTGACGATAATTATCTCATCAATGTTGTAAATAGATATAACGAGAGTTCATTAGAGAAAAACAGGTATTTGAAAGGTTGGAATGTTGATGAATATAACCTCGACTCAATTGATCATTTGTTAACAAAAGAGTTTGTTTCTGAAAGTATCAGGAATTCTATAGAAACTGCCTTGGCCTCTGCTAGAGAATACAAGTTAGATAAATCTGACTTTGATGATTTAAAATGCGAGTTTATCGCATCAATTTATTGCAGGAAGAGTAGTGAGCATTTCTTATATAAATATACCATTGGACTTGAACTCGAGTATGGGATTTATGTTCCACAGGTTAAAATGGAGAAAGTTGCTAAGAATACGATAGCATTTATTGGAGTTAGGAAGTATGGAGAGCAACTCATCGAGTTACACGAAGGATTCATAAGTAATCCAGAGAATACGGTTTCTTTAAGTGGGCATTACATTGACATTATTGGCGAGTATCTAGATGATAAGGATGAGTTGTGCTCTGATGATTGGAAAGAAATGAAGTCTCCTTTCTCATATCTATTATCTGAATTTATGGATGTTGTTACTGAGTGTTGTAATGAGATGAATAGGGTGATTGACTTCCCTGTGTTCACATTGAGGATTGATCAAGGGGATATATCCTTGGGAAAGTTCATGGGCGGTCCAGATGAGTAGTTATTCTCAATTTTAATGTTATAGGTGCGAGTGTTGATTTTTAATGCTCGCATAAATTTGTAATTTTTGAACTAAATAGAACTACGATCAATTATGAGCAATGAAGCGTACGGTTACATAGCCAAGAAGTTCGGCTGCTCTATCTTTAAAAGCTTTCTCAATATCAGATCTAATGTTTTCCATTTCAGTTAGCACTGCTGATTATCTTTAGGTGGCTATTCAATTTCTATAGCACTTAAGAGACTCTAGTATTATTACCTAACTTAATTTTAAGTCAATTGACATCATTGACTTGTGACTACGATCGATGATTTTTCAGTGCAAAAACCCGACTCATAATGGCGCTGCGCTTTTCTGCGTAGCTTTTTGGCGCTTCGCGAATGACTCCATCAGTACCAGCCCGCCAGCGCTTGCCGTTCAGCGACAACTCATCACCGTAGGCAAGCTTTTTCGCTTCCAGTTCGGTCAGCACCAGGCCGATCGAAACCGCGAAATCTGCTATTTGCTCGATGTGCTGCGCCGACTTTATGGCACTCTGATGCGGAGCGGGCTGTTTGCTTCGCATTTTTTTTGCTTCTGCTATCAGGTATTCGTTGAAGGCACGCCGTTCCCGGCGTGTCATCCCCTCAAAATCGGCCCCAGGCGGCCAGCTGGCACTGCCATTTGCATCCATATCAAGGGGCAAAAGACCGGAATTACTGCCCTTTCTGTCTTCCTCCTGCTGCGTTCCGCGTACAGTTATTGACAGAACTCCGAGGGGCGGCGCTGCCGCCTGAAGGTCAACGGCCGAACCCGGATCGGCGCTGGCCGGGACAATCTTGTAGGTGTTCAGGCGGGTATAAATCATCGGTTGCGTCCTGGCGAACGGCGAGTAAACGCCGGCGATCTTGCTGATGTCGTCGCCGTAATCGTTGCCGTTCTCGGCGATGTTGTAGCCGATGCGCACGCGGATGTGACGACGCTCGACTAACGGGCCGCCCTGGGCGTCGGTATACCCGGCCCAGTCGCCGGCATCTGCCGCAATGTGCGCGGGCGAGATCTCCGGGTGCAGGAACAGGTCGCGATCGCGCAGTCGGCGCAGCTCGCGGTATACCGTGACCGGGGCGCCGCCAATCTGCTGAAACTGACGAATACGCCAGCGCGACGCCCAGGCGTTCACGCGCTTGGCGATATCCTTCAGTGGTTCGCTGGTGTCGTGATCCAGCTCGTCGTCAAGGGCGTACCCGTCGATATTTTTCGAGATGTATTTCGCGATGTAGCCCGTGGCGGAGCCGAATTGCTCATCCATTGGCTTAACGCTGAAACGGTATTCTGCGGCGCCTGGCTCATCGCCATCAACCTGCAGCGCATAGCGCCGGAAGATGTCGCGCGCCTGCTCGATGTGTTCCGGCTTGAGGAACAGCAATAAATGCCAGTGTGGGGTTTCATCGTGGTGCGGCTCGGTGACGCGGAAGCCGAACACGCGAATGCCGGCGCGCTTCCACGATGCCCGCACCTTTGACCAGACCTTGCACAGGTAGCGCTGGGTTTCGCGCGGGCTGGCGCCGCGGTATTTGTTATTGCGGCGCCCAGTCTTGCTTTGCATCGCGTGATACTTCGACGGTGCCGTCAGCGTGTAAAACTCGCCAGCCAGATCGCGCGCCTTCGCCAAATCTTCAAAACCGCGCATACGGTTCATTAACTCTGCGCGGCGCACTGCCGGATTGGCGACGCTTCCGTCCACCTTATCGACCAGCGAAACGCGTTCGCCGGTGTCCACGTCTTCGAGTTCCCGCGACTTCAAAAACTCGCGGTTGGCTTTCTTCTGGGCATGCCATTCTTTCAGGCATGGATCGCTGCAGTAGGGTGTTGCCTTATCGCTGACACAGCCGGCGGCGACCATGAGGTGCTCGCGCCACTGGTCATGGAGGCGGCGCAAACGGCGCAACCACCATGCCGGTGATTCGAGGCGCGCGACGGCGCGCGTTGCATCTTCCGCACTCAACTGCCCGCTGCAATATTGCTGCCAGCCCGGAGCGAACATATTCAGGCTCTGGGTTAAATACCCGATACGGCCGTAGGCATAGATCACCGCAAAGGCCAGATCGTCAGCTGCGGCGGCCCAGTAATCGCAGAGGCGGACAAACTCGCCGGTCATGCAGTCGGCCAGCCTGTGTGCCAGGCGCTTGAGGTCTTTTTTCCCGCTGTACGGGATGCGGAAGAAATCATCGCGGAAGGCGATCAGCGCCGGTGGCACCTGGCCGATCTGGTACTGTTCGTTTACCGCATCAATGCGCGGTAAGACGTGGCGTTCAAAGGTATTGACCAGCCAGCCGTTAGCGGCCTTCATTCCTTTGCTTTGCTCGATGTTGCTCAGGCGCTGTGTGTAATAACGGCGGACATATTGGGGAAGGGCAGACAGTCGCCGGCGAAGGCGACGCGGTGCGGGATCTGCAACTCGGGACTGGCCGGCGATATCAAACAGAGGGACGCATACCGGCTCGCCTGCGTGATTGGTGGCACCGAATAACTGGATCGATGCCGGCTCGTCGGCACGTTCGGTGACGATGGCGTTGCGCTTGGCGTTCCAGGAATACGCATATTCAAAAGCAACCGCGCCGCTGCCCGGATAGGGTAGCGGCGGGGATGGCTGGCGTCGCCCGCGTGAGTTATTCGTCACTCGGAGTTACCTGCCCCTATCTTTTGATACCAGCCGATACCGGTATCTTGTGGTCTCATGGTTGCGATGATCTCGCCAGCGTCTGCTCGGCTGGCAGCTTTGGCGCTGACAGAGCGGCGGGCGGTGATCGAGGTGATAGCGAAATCGGCGTACAGTGCTTTGGCTGCGTCCGTCTCGCTGTTCGAGGCCACGACGTGGCGGCCCAGCTTGGCGGCGATACGGAGCATGCGCGCCAGCTTGCTCTGCTGCTCGTTGGTAAAGCCGTCAGTGTGATAGCTGGTAAAGCTGGCGGTGGCGCTGGCTGGGATGTACGGCGGATCGCAATAAATCACGTCGCCGGTCTGGGCCATCCTGATCGCCTCTGGGAAGCCGCAGCACAGGAAAATCGCTTTCTTAACCTGTGCCTTTTCCGCGAAGGCTCTGATCTCGTCTTCTGGGAAGTAGGGCGCTTTTCGATGACCGAACGGCGAATTAAACTCGCCGCTCAGGTTGTAACGGCAAACACCGTTGAAGGTGTGGCGGTTCAGGTAAAGGAACTGCGCTGCACGGTAAATGAAATTGCTGTCACAGCGCAGATTAAAGTCAGCACGCACGGCGTAATAGCCCGCTTGCTCCGGATGTGTGTTGAACAGGTAACGCGCCTCGCGGATTAGCACTTCAGGGTGGTTTTTGGCGACGTTGTGGAAGTTGATCAGATCGCTGTTGATATCGCACAGCAGATAACTGTCATAGTCGGTATTGAGGAATACCGCACCGGAGCCGACGAACGGCTCAACCAGCCGTTTCCCTTCCGGCAGATGCTGGCGCAGTGTGTCGATGATACGGGCTTTGCTGCCGAGCCATTTAAGGGCGGGCTTGTTCATGGGGTACCTCTGATATGTCGTGCTTTGGCTTCATGGATTTCCTGGCAGGTAACACAGCGCGTTACGCCATGAACGAGAGCGCGGCGTGCTTCTGGTATCGGTGCATCGCAGGTTTCGCAAGTGAACGCAGAAGGCCCACACGGCTGTGGACGAGCGCTGGCGATTTGAGACTCAAGAACCAGTTGATGCCGCTCCTGAGCTATATCGATTTGATCGGCCATTGTTGTTCCTAATCGTAATTGCGCTGTTCTGGCGGCAAACACTGCCGATTGAATGCACGGCAAAATTTGCAATAGCGGTAGATAACCCAGCCAACCAATCCCATGGAGATAACCGCCCAAACAGCAGCGAGTGAGAAGAAAAACGCCATCATTGCGTTGTCTCCGGCTTGGTTTCGTTGGCGGAGGGGCGGCGAAGGTTTATCCAGTCTTTTAGCGCACTGAATACCTGGTCGCGGGAGGTTTTATCGGCCGCAAGGCGGTCAAGTTTGCTCTCTAACAGCTCAAGTAATTGCAACCGTTCAGAACTGCGCGCATTCATAAAAGCTGTGTGTAATTCGTCATCGTGCATAACACCTCCTGAATTTAGGGTGTGAGAATCCCGCCACCTTGAAGCGACATTTTGTAGAGAACGTTATTTTTATATTTCAGTGAGCACGCTAATTACTCACTGGAATATATGCCGGTTTTTAACCATGCCGGCTCATGGGAAGGGCAATCTATTTATCTGCTCTATTGCAGCCCACGCTTTTATAAGGACGCGACCAGATTTTAGTGATTGCCCTGAACGCTCCGGGATTACGCGCCCGGCCGCGTTGTGGTATCTTCGCCATGCCCACCACGTTCTGGCAGGAACATGGGCATGACAATCCACCACGAGAAGGAATAACGTAATGAATAAGTGTTTTTGTATTGACGACGTAAAACATCACGTTCCACACAGACAATATGATGAGCCGGCTATTCCCGAAAAGAGCCGAGAAGATCAAGATGAAAAGGAATAAAAAATGACCGAGCAGCTGACCAAAAGTACAAAAGCGCACATGTATGATTGCTATTACCGTGAGCAAATGACCACCAAGCTGAATAAGAGTCTGTTTAACTTGGTGAGCTTCATTCAAGTTGTGCTTGGTAGTACAGTAATGGCTGATGTATTTAACGGTTGGCTGCTTGGCTTTCTCATTATGATCCTGTCGTCCTATCTTTTCGTTTATAAACCGAGTGAATATGCTGCGTCCGCCAAGCAGCAGGCATTTGAGTACGAAAAAATCATCCATCGCAGCAGCTCTCTGAGCGAAGTGGACATCAAAACTGCGTTGGCTGAGTTGTCTGAACATGATTCGGATATCCCTGGTGGCTTAATTAAACCGGCGTATATTCGCGCCATTGTTGCTGCTGGTTTTTCAGACGAGTATGTTAGCCAGCAGATTCGTACTCTCACCTTAAAAGAACGCCTGTGTGCTTTTCTCAGTGGTGGTATTCCCCGGTAGGACAAACCCCATTTGAGAGCGCATCCCGTGACGCCAATCACCCACCGTTAATGGAAGGGATGCACTCTCAGATGGGCCGGGTTAACCCGGCTCATGCAGATAATCCAGGATGTGGAATATCGCCGTTGTTGCAGCGCATGATCAGGCGATCGATAACGGCAGCTGCAGGGCCATCGCCAGCGGCTTCTGCGGTGCTCAGCAAACCGGTCAGGCCGATGCACAGGCGGAAAGCGTAATCGTTCAGTGATACCTGGCGAACCTCTGGCGCGGTGGCGGTCGCCATCTGCAAGTTGGCCGTTTTGGTGTGGTAGTGCTGCAGGAGTTCCTCAATGAGGATCTTGTAAGGCTGTTTCATTTTCTTCCCCGAGCTTTGACCATGTTGTCGACTGTGCGCATTGCTTCCGCCAGTGCGAAATCACGACCGAAATAATCCCCGTTGCTCATCAGCTGGTAGGCCGTGCGGTTCGTTTCGCTATGGCGCGGGCACTTATGGATAGTGAACCCGCGGTAGACGAACGTGTGCTTCGAGAGCTGGATTAGGGCACGCGGTTGCATCTCCGTCATGAGCGACCTCCTCAAGAGCCCATATGCGCGACAAACTTCTCCGCGTGACGTTTGGCATTAAGGTAGATGGCGTAAAGATTGACCCGGCGCTTGGCGCCTGGACGAGCTTGTAAAATCGGTAGGGCGCCGGTGTCTGCCTGAGTGCGGATCGTCTGCGGATTCTTACCAATGCGTCGCGCGTAATCAGAGATCGATTCCTCTAACAGGTCACCGAATGGGTAATCTGCAGGTAATTGATTTTCCCTCACTCCAATCACCTTTTTTTGTCGGTTTTTGTTCATAGTGGTACCCTTTAAGATCACGCAATTTTCGTTGTTTTAGGGTGCTTGTAAGTACCTTGGGCTGATTATGGGGTACTCATGAGCACCGTATCAATGTCAGTTGGCGAAAAAATCAGAGCCATTAGGGAATCAGAGAAACTAACGAGGGATGAATTTGGTGCTGCTTTAGACATTCCGGTTGGTACGTTAAAGCGATACGAAACAAATCGAATAGGCACAATTGGCGGCGATGTGCTGATGAAAATCACCCAGCATGTTCAGTTCAAAAAATACACGATGTGGCTGATGACAGGGGATGTCGCGCCGGAAATCGGACAGATCTCTCCTGCTCTCTCCCCTGATGGGCACGACAGCACATCCAGCCGCCAAAAAGGCCAGAAAGCTGGTTAATCGCCTGGAACATCATGAATTCTTGGGGGCAAGGCGGAATTTGTGTGGAAAAAAGTTTTTGGATGGATACGCAATAATTAAGTTAGGTGATAATTGAAATGAAAAAAATAATATCTCTGGTCTTATTTAGTTCTTCTGTTGGCTTTTCACATGCAGGAACGAACATTTCGGAGCAACTGGCACAGTGCCAGAAAGTTACTGGTGACAGTGAACGCCTTCAGTGCTTTGATAAGCTCGGAAAGTTAAAGGCTGAGGACAAAACAGAAAGCTCAGAACCTCAGTCAGCGGGTAAATGGGAGACAAGAAGCGAAAAATCGCCAATCGATGATTCAAGCAATGAATTCGTCTATTTGTCCGCGGAAAATCAGATTCGAGGACAATTTGGTGGATCAATTACTCCTTTCTTGTTCATCACATGCCGAGAGAAAAAAACTGAGCTTTTTATCAATTGGGAGACATTCCTGGGGATTGATGGTACGCGTGTTCTTACTCGTATTGATGCCCAAAAAGCAGTCAATCGTACCTGGCAGATCTCCACTGACAATAAGGCCACCTTCTATAGCGGACAGACAATCTCTTTCATCAAAGAACTGATGAAAAGTAAAAAAATGTTTGTGCAAATAACACTTTATGGAGAAAACCCTGCACAGACTACTTTTGATTTGTCTGGTTTGTCGACAGCTATCAAGCCGCTACGTGAAGCCTGTAAGTGGTAAGGGCAACGAATGAGCATTAAATCTCTTGGTGCTGAGGGCTACATGGTAGATGTGCGCCCTCAAGGAAGAGAAGGGAAGCGTGTTCGCAAAAAAATTTAAGACGAAATCTGAAGCGCAGCAGTTCGAGCGTTGGATTATCGCGACGCAGAATAACAAAGAATGGCTTGATAAGCCTGCTGTTCATCGACCATTAACCGACCTGATCGACCTGTGGTGGAACCATCACGGCCAGCATCTGAAAGACGGAGTGAAGAGGGCGCAGAAATTGCGTGTCATGGCGGAGAAAATGGGGCAACCCAAAGCGAGCCAGATCACCCGCACTTTCTTCGCCGACTACCGGGCGCTGCGATTTGCTGAAGGCAAGAAGGCCAAGACAGTCAACCTTGACCAAGAAATGCTGGGTGGTGTGTTTTCCGTGCTTATTGAGCTGGGGCATTATCACGGCGAGCACCCGCTCAAGGCCATGAAGAAAATGAAGCTGCCGGCGCAGGAAATGGGGTTTCTTACCCAGACCGAGATCGCCGCGTTGCAAGAACGGCTTGAGGGCGATCACCTGAAGGCAGTCAGGCTTTGCCTGGCTACGGGCGCCCGCTGGGGTGAAGTGGCGAAGCTGCGAAAGGAAGAGGTGATCGGTAACAAGGTTACCTACCTGAACACCAAGAACAACAAGAACCGGACGGTGCCGATCTCACCCGAACTCTGCAAAGAGATCACCAACGGCGTGAAGTCGGGGCCGCTGTTCAAGGATCTGAATTACCCCTATGTCCGGCTATGCGTGAAGGAAGTGGCGCCCGGCCTGCCGGCGGGGCAAGCGGTGCATGTGCTGCGACATACGTTCGCCAGCCATTTCATGATGAACGGCGGCAACATTCTGGCACTGCAGCGGATTTTAGGACATTCAAGCATCCTACAAACAATGGTCTATGCGCACTTTGCGCCGGATTATCTGGAAGATGCGGTTCGCTTTAATCCCTTATCAAAAAATTAG